AAATCAAGTTGGGCTAATCTTGTACAAACTGATTTGATTGATTTAAATCCTGAAGAGGAGATTATAATTCTTACTTTCTCATTAGAGATGGTTGGTTTTAGGCAGATTGGAAGGACGTTATCTAATAAATTAAGAAAGACGACTTCTACTTTGTATAGCTCTGAAAAGAGCCTAGACGATGAATCTTTTAAGAAAATCGTACATGTTACTAATCAGCTAAAGGAGTATCCTATCTATTTTGTAGATGACCCAGGTACACCAATGCAAGTTGAGAGTATAATACAAGATTTTTATGAAAAGTACGTAAAAGGTACCAATAAGCATTTTATAATAATATATGACCACTCATTATTAACAAAAAGAGTTGGATCGGCAATAGAGACTATAAGTGAATTGGAACGAGTATTTATACAAGTTAAAAAATATCCACTTACTTCTATTATACAAATTGCTCAAATGAATAGAAATATAGAATCTTCAGAAAGAATCAATAATTCGATGAATCATTATCCAATGAGAAGTGATTTATCGTCATCCGATGCAATGTTTCAAGCAAGTGACTACGTGTTTGTATTACATCGTCCTGAAATTTTAAATATACATGAATATGGTCCGAATCATTTACCTGTAGAAAATAAAGTATACTTACATATACTAAAAAATAGAGATGCCGGAAAACCATGTATATTAGAGTTTGAGAATGATTTAATGTATAATAACTTGATTGAACGATAATTGGATTAATTTAAAAATATAAGGCTGAATATGAAAAATTACACATTTAAGATTAAGAATAACAACAATAATATTTATAATAAAAGTAACGAAACTAATTGGTCTAAGATTATTGATGATCTTATACTTTCTAATATAAAGGATAGTAGTCCGAATTTGAAGTCTATTTTGGATTCAAGGAAGGAAAAGAACTTTATTGAAAGCATGATTGCAGATTCAAATAGTAAGTTACGCATTCTTGATTGTGATAATTGTTGCAATATAAATTGCCCTCTTTATAAGGCGGCAAATTATATAAATACGTACAAGAAGAACACAACGTTTCCGTATATTCTTGGTAAGACGTATAAATTGTCAAATGGTACACCTATAATATTCTATGATGATGAAATTCAGATCGGTTTCGATACGTATAGCTATGATTTGTTTAGCGATTTCTCATTTATAGATAGTCTTGCTGATGACATTAAGAAGACTATTATTACCATTTACGCAAACGGAAACAAAATTACTATAAAACTTTAATTGAATGATAACACTACCTACAAGTAAGGTTCCAGCAACTTCAACGAATCCATCATTTTTGATATTATATGGTCGCCCAAAATCAGGAAAGACTTCGAGTCTAGCACAGTTAGAAAACAATCTAATTATAGACTTAGAAGGTGGTTCAACGTTTATTGACGCAATGGCAATACAATGTAGATCTATTTCGGATTTAGGAGAAGCTGCTCAAGCCATTAGAGCTAAGAATACTGAAGTAGGACATAATTTCTACAAGCATATCACTATTGATAATGCTACTCGTTTGGAAGAAATTTGTCTTAGTTACGCTGCTTCATTATATCGTCAAACACCAATTGGTAAAAATTGGAAAGGTGATGATGTAAGAACATTACCAAACGGCTCTGGATATTTTTATATTAGACAGGCTGTTAGAAAAGTTATCGATATGTTTAAAGAATTATGTGACGAATTTATATTAGTTGGTCACGTAAAAGACGTAATGATTGATAATAACGGAGAAGAGTTGTCAGAAATGGCACTCGACTTAGTTGGTAAATTATCTTCTATTGTTTGTGGAGAATCTGATGCTGTCGGATTAGTTTACCGTAAAGGTAATGAAACGCACATTAGCTTTAAAGGAGGCGATGGAAGTATTAAAGAAGCACGAGCACCTCATTTACGAGGTAAAGATATAGTTATAGCAACCGGAAATGAAGATGGTTCTATAACAACATATTGGGATAAAATTTATAAGAACGATTAAACCTATTTCAGAAGTTATAACTCAGTAAATTAAGAAATTATGTATAGTATAAAAACAGCAACAGTAAATAATGAAGAGTTTTCTTCTTCATATATGCCAGTCGGTATTAATAACAACATTACTCTTAAAGAGTGTACTGTAGAAAAATCACCAACAGGAAAAGATTTTATTAGATTTACTTTTGAAGATAAAGAAGGTAGATCTGTAAACACCAGTGAATGGAAAAATGAGAAAAACATGTGGATCAAAACCGATGAGGATTTGCAGAAACGTGATGATACTCAGTTTGGTAGAATTTTACAGATAGTAGGTTGTTATTATAACGAACTGGAAGATGTATCGTTTACTAATTTTTCGGAGATGATTAATTGGGTAAAGTCTAAACTTGATCCAATGATTCCTACTAAGAAAGAATTGAGACTTAAAACGATATATGACAAAAACGGTTTTGTAACTATATCTAGAAATGGATTATTTATCGAACCGATGACAGTTACAGATTCCCAGATTAAATTGTTTAAGAACGACCTTTTAGAGCGACCTATTGTTGCAGATAAAGAGTCAGATCCGCTTACTAGTAACAGTACTCCGGCAAATGGGAATCAAAATGCTGACGATCTGCCCTTTTAAACTGTGGTATACTAAACCACATAGAGAATATATCGGAAACGGTATATTAGAGCAAATAGTCAGTGGTGCTGACAACCAAGATAAAATGATAGACCAGTCGTGCTAAGACCACGTGGCTCAGTTACAACGTGTGTACTCAATAAAGAGCCATAAGATTCGATAATCGATGAAAGTTGGGGTGTAACGTTGAGTATGGGATAGTCTATCTAACCATACTATCTAAATGGTCAGTGGTGGAGACTAGAAATAGCCCCTACACGGTAGTAGTTTAATTGGATAAAACATCAACGAGCCTGAGATGTGACGGCGCCTGAGTTGAAGATTTCGGTTCGAATCCGTGCTACGGTAACAATAAGTGCTGACGACTTTTAACGGTCAGTGGTGGAGGACTGATAGATTAAATCTGTCAGCCCCTAACAACTAGTCTCTTGAAGTGAGAGATAATGACGTGCAGGAGCAGATGGAGCGTCCGAACCATCCACGAAATTCATTACAAATAGAATAGAGACATCCCTTGGCAAACTCACTGCGTGAAGGGAGGTGCAAGGTAAGAATACTTGCGAAGGAGGAGTACCAAATGATCAAATCTCCTCCATTTTTGGTCCCTTCGTCTATCGGTTAGGACGACAGATTTTCATTCTGTAAAGAGGAGTTCGACTCTCCTAGGGACTACTAATAGAATCCGTCGGCATCCCGTTAGATCTGCTGGCGGATCATCTTTTTTAACATAAGAACTTATAAGTCAT